AGTCCGGGTAAAACACCCATAAATAAACGTAAGAATGGATCACCAACATTAAATAGATTAAACCGTTGGCTCGATGCATGTGAGGTAGATCTATACAGCTTCAGCAACATCTATGCACACCACAAGGAGTTGTTGAAAATAACTGATATAGATGAAACATATGTTTATAAAATCACTAAAAATTATAATAAAATTATAACATTAGGCGGTTTTGTATCACAATATTTCACTAAAAGAGGTATAAAGCACTTTCCTGCTCCACATCCCTCGCCACGTAATAGAAAGTTTAATGATAAATCGTATGAACCCATGGTTATAAATCAATTGAAGGAGTATTTGAAATGAAGATAGGTGTATTATTAGGTAGAGGTGTAGAAGGTGTAGGCTTAACTAAAAACGTAGTTGAGTTTCAAAGGCTTTTCCCTGGCGTAGAAGTATATGCTACAATCGATAAATTGTGGCAAAGAATGAATTCAATGGATTTTAAAGTAAATTACTTTAGAGGTGCGGATTGGGATCAGATAAGTAAACCAACAAAGAAATTTCCAGATTTATTAACATGTACACAGGTCATTGAAAGAATTAATCAACTTGATATGTGTATTGTTTGGAGTGTTCCATCTAAATCTCATCCAGAAGATTGCATTAGCAATTTTATAAAGATGATGGACGAAATTAAAGTACGTAAATCATTAGTTCAAGTTGATCATAAAATACATTCAATCAACAGGAATGCCGGACTAGTAGATATTTGTTCTAAGATGAATGTTCTTATGTGTCATTATATTGAAAATCCTTTTGGTAAATGGGTTAAAAAGAACAAGATTAAAACACCACTCACAAATATGGGTATAGGATTTAATTTTAATAAAGACTACTGGAAACCTATTGAACAACAAGATCCTTATCTTGTAAGATGGGTTGGTCGTACAGCAATGTGGAAAGGTCCAGATGTTATGATTGATTTCCATAATGATCATCTTAAAGAACTTGGATTTAAAACTATATTAGAAGGTTTAGAAGCTTCAATTAATTATCCTGCAGTTCTTTATAAAGATCCAAAACAAATGAAAGACAGAAGAGAAGTGATAAATTATTTCAGGCCTGAAAAAGGTATTGACAACACAGGTAAACATCCTGACTATGGTAGTGAAACTTCTGGACAAGGTGCATACTTATATGGAGCATACACTCATTCTGAAATGATGGAGCGTATGAGTGTCGGTGGATTTGGCTCTGATCTGATGTACTTTAAAGATGACATATATGGCAACAATGTCGAATATTGTCACACTGACTGTTTTGCTGCTGGAGTTATTCCAGTTTTTCATAAACACTTTTGTGATCACGTTATTCATAAAAAGCAAGGGAAGCCAATAAGTCAGTGCATAAATACTGGTACACTTGCAGTGGATGCAACTAATGCTGCAGAAGTTGCAAACAGTATGCTCTTATTAGCTAAAGATAATGTTAAAAGAGATGAATGGAGAAATATGATGTTTGAGTTTTGGAAAGAACACTGTGATGCTAAAGCCGTGTATGATGACATCATAGATAATACATTAAATTATAATGAAAAGTACAATGTTATTGAAACAAGTTTGGAGGAATTTTTCGTATGAAAATAGCAATTACAGGATCAAGAGGTTTTATTGGAAGTCACCTCAAAGCAAGACTTGAAAAAGATGGCCACGAAATAGTTGAATGGGATCTTAAAGAACTTTCGAAATGCATAAAGGATTTTGAACCAGAAGATATTAATTACTGTATTCATCTTGCAGCATATGCTGATGTGAGAGCAAGTTTAAAAGATCCACAAAAATATTGGGTCAACAATGTAGAAAATACTACAAGAATACAAAATATATGTCATCATAATAATATACCATTACTTTATGCATCATCTTCTTGTATTCATAATTGGTGGTTATCGCCTTACGGTATTAGTAAGAAAGTAAATGAAGAAACTGCAAAGTTTGGTCAGGTAGGATTAAGATTTACTACTGTTTACGGTGATGGTGCAAGGGATTCTATGTTAATTGGAAAATTAGTAAACGGCACTATTAAGTATCTTACCAGACATACTCGAGACTTTGTACATGTAAGTGATGTTGTAGATGCTATCGTTTTACTTATGAGCAAAGACATAAGATCGTTGAAGCCGGCCTATGATATAGGCACTGGAAAAGGTAACGTAGTTGAAGATCTCGGTGTATTAGCCGGATGGCAAGGCATTGAAGTTACTGATGGTGATACATGTGAAGCACAAAATAATACTGCTGATATATCTGCAATGAGAGAATTAGGTTGGGAACCAAAAGTAGACGTACGAGATTACATCGTACAAAAAACAATTCAAATGGCAGGCCAATGAATTATGCAAGTATAGTTCCATTAATAGGCGGTGAAACCATCGCCATGGAACGCGTATTTAAAAAAAGACCGGAGTATATATTAAGTTATGAAGATTTCAAAGCAAACGATACTCACTTGGTGGAGTATTACAAAAGAGAAGTTCCCTACTATCTTTTGGGAAACGATAGGAGTTATGACTTACCTTCTGTCGATGTTGTTAATACCGTGTGCCCTTGTGCTGGTTTGTCTAGTCTCAATACTTCAGCATCTTCTGATGCTGCTGCTAACGATTGGATGCTTACCTCTGCTAATTATGTCTTGGGTACACTCAAACCTCAAGTATTCTGGGGTGAAAATGCACCAAGACTCGCTTCAAAAATGGGCGAACCAATTGTCGAAAATCTCAGAGCGATTGGAAGAGAGTTTGGATACACTTTCAGCTTATATAAAACGAAGTCTCTCCTACATGGACTCGGACAAGTAAGAGACAGATCATTTTATTTTTTCTGGAAAGGCGATAAAGTACCTCAGTTTGAATATATAAAAAGGGAACATGAAAAAATTGAGGATACGATACGTTCCGTGAAACGCAGATCAGATGATCCGATGAATGTCCTTACTAACACCAATGTTCCTTCACGAGACCCATACTATCGATATGTCTTAGAAGAAATGCATGGTGGTATAACGCATAAAGAGTTCCAAAACAAAATTGAAAAAAGTTATGATGTTTTACATTACATAGAAGATAACGAACATTCGTATGACCGTGTAACAAATTGGATGTCGGCTCATGGTTATGAAAAACAAGCACAGCGTTGCAAAGTCATGCATGAAAAATTAGCATCTGGTGGAAACATTATGAGAAGAGGCGTATATGTACCAAAGAATTATATTGGTGCTTTTGTAGGCAGTGCACCTACAAAGCTTACACATCCAGATGAAGATAGATTTTTAACTATAAGAGAATGTTTAAGTATTATGGGATTGCCTGAAGATTTTATTTTACAAGGCGGTGTTAAAAATTTAAATCATATATGTCAGAATGTACCAGTCACAACAGCAAGTGATATGGCGGAACACGTTTTAAAATTTTGTGATGGTAGATTGAATAACCAGTTATGGGATCAAGACTTTATGGTACAAGATAATCGAAAGCAGTCAATAGTTAGTGAAAATAAACCTTTACAATTAGATGCTTTTATGGTATAATAATTATATTATTTGTAGGAGAAATATATGTCAATAATGGATAAATTAAAAAAGAATAGTAAAAGTGATTTTACTTCAATACTATCTGATTCCAAATTCTTTAACGAAAAAGATATGGTGTCAACAGATGTACCAATGATAAACGTAGCATTGTCTGGTTCAATGGATGGTGGATTGGCGCCTGGACTTACAGTATTGGCTGGTCCTTCAAAACATTTTAAAACTTCATTTGCATTAATAATGGCAAGTGCTTATTTGAAAAAATATGAAGATGCTGTGTTATTGTTTTATGATTCAGAATTTGGTTCACCTCAATCTTATTTTGAAAACTTTGGCATTGATACTAATAGAGTATTACATACTCCTATCACTAATGTTGAAGAACTTAAGTTTGATATCATATCACAACTCGAAGGTTTAGAAAGAGATGATAAGGTTATTATAGTAATTGATTCAGTTGGTAACCTTGCTTCTAAAAAAGAATTAGAAGATGCAATAAATGAAAAATCAGTGGCAGATATGTCTAGAGCAAAAGCACTAAAAGGTTTATTCAGAATGACAACACCTTATCTGAATATGAAGAATATACCTTTGATTGCAGTTAACCATACTTACCAAGAGATTGGATTATTTCCAAAAGCTGTAGTTTCTGGTGGTACTGGCATTTACTATAGTGCTGATAACATCTGGATTCTTGGCCGTCAGCAAGACAAACAAGGAACAGAAATAAAAGGCTATCACTTTGTAATCAATGTGGAGAAATCAAGATATGTTAAAGAAAAGTCTAAAATTCCTATTTCTGTTAGTTGGGACGGTGGTGTTGAGCATTGGTCTGGCATGCTCGATGTTGCTTTGTCTGGTAATTATGTTAGTAAGCCCAGCGCTGGTTGGTACTGCCGAGTTGATAAATCAACTGGAGAATTGGTGGAACCAAAAGTTCGAGAAAAAGACACCTTGAATGAAAAGTTTTGGAAACCAATAATTGAAGAAACAGATTTCAAGCAATACTTAATTAACAAGTATTCGATACTAAACTCTGTTAATTTAGCTAAGCTGGACGAACATTAATGGTCTTAAAAGAAAATGTTCATTATGAAATAATACCTGATAAAGGAGACGATCAAGCTTGGAACGTAAGGATCTTATCAGGTATGTTCACAGAAACAGTATTAAGATACGGTGTTGTAAAATTTAATGGTAAAGAAAAAAACATGTCATTTAATTTTGATATTGTATCCACACCAGATACAGAACTCAATGTATCTAATTTAGAATTACAAGATTTTGCTGGAATGATGCTTGAACAAATTATGGCTCAAGGTATTCGTGATGGTGAAGTTATAACAAGAGAGGTAAAAGATGCAGATTAGCCCAACACAAAGACTAATGTTGATCATGGATGAAATTGCAATTGCAAAAGGAAAATTAAGACCAGAAGATACCGGTCACATTCATACATCAATAAGCTACTTAGAAAGTAGAGCAGAAGAAGTACAAAAAGAAATAGATGAAGGATTAAGAAAAGCTGCCTATGCCAACTAATTTAGAACAAACTATATTACGTAATCTTTTAACCGATGAAGAATATATGCGTAAAGTATTACCTTTCATTAAACCAGATTACTTTGAAGGCATATATCGAATACTATTTCGTGAAGCTGGTAAGTTTGTAGCAAAATATAATAAGCTACCAAATGCTGAAGCTTTTAAGATAGAACTCGATAACGCCGATAAATTAAATGATGAACAATATAATTTGGCTATGGATATTGTGCCGCAATTATTTGCTGGTGAAAAGGTAGATGATAAGTGGTTAATTGATACTACTGAAAAGTGGTGTCAAGATCGTGCAATATATCTTGCAATTATGGAATCAATATCAATTATTGACGGAAAGCACGAACAATTAACTAAAGGCGCTTTACCTGATTTATTAACTAAAGCATTAGGCGTTGGCTTTGATTTAAAAGTAGGTCACGATTATGTAGAAAATGCTGAAGACAGATATGAATTTTATCACACAGAAGAAGATAGATTGCCTTTTGATTTAGAATACTTTAACACAATCACAAAAGGCGGTGTTCCACGTAAGACTCTTAATATTGCTCTTGCTGGTACAGGTGTTGGTAAATCTTTATTCATGTGTCATGTTGCCTCCTCTGCCTTAGTGCAAGGTTTCAATGTTTTATACATTACAATGGAAATGGCTGAAGAAAGAATTGCTGAAAGAATAGATGCTAATTTACTAAACGTTCCTATAGATCAACTTGATAAGATGTCAAAAGACATGTTTACTACAAAGGTAAAAGATATTTCTCGTAAGACAACTGGTAAATTAATTATTAAAGAGTATCCAACTGGTTCAGCACATTCAGGTCATTTCAGAGCTTTACTTAATGAACTAAAACTTAAAAGACAATTTGAACCCGATTTAATATTCATAGATTATTTAAATATATGTGCAAGTTCAAGAATGAAAGGAATGGGCGGTGCAATCAATTCATACTCTTACATTAAAGCAATTGCTGAAGAATTACGTGGTCTTGCAGTCGAATTTGACTTACCGATCTTCTCTGCAACGCAAACGACTCGTTCTGGTTATTCTAACTCGGATGTTGGGCTTGAAGATACAAGTGAATCTTTTGGATTACCCGCTACTGCGGACTTAATGTTTGCTCTT